TCAAATTTAGGAGCACCCGTCAGTTCGGTTCGTGCATAGGGGATAGATAATGCATCGAACATTTTAGATATAGACTTGGCTTCCCAAACATTGATAGACACACCTGTTTCGTTTTTGATGTTCTGTAAGTTTACTTGTTCTTTCTCAAGAAGTTTGTTCTTAGTTTGTTCGGCTTGATCTATGTCAACTTTGACACCATTCCATTTCATGTCAATCAAGACTGGTAGGACCTGGTGTTCTAACTCGTTTATACTCATAAGATCTTGTTCGGCAATCTCACGCATAAATACATCATAAAGTTTTAAGGCAAGTTCAGCGTCTTGTTCTGCGTAAGGACCCACATACATAGGTGGTAATCTCCACATATCATTCTTTGCATCAACGCCCCACTCTTTGGCTGCTTCATACAATAGCCCCTCTGATTTCTTTTCGCCCAGATAGTCCTTAGCTAAAACATTTAGCGAGTATCTCATTCTGTTCTCATCCAGTATAGGTGCCATCAGCATTGTATCCCAAATCTTAGATGTAATTTTCATACCCATACGTTTCATCCAACCCACGTCATACATGGCGTTGTGACAAACAATTTCAGGACATCTATCCAACAAGTCTTGAAACTGTCTCATAAAAACTTTCTTGTCGTAATTACCTGGTGCATCGTGATCAATAGGAAAGTAACCTTTGAAACCTTCCCATGCGATTGCAACACCAACTACTTTTCCATTACCGGTTGCCCAACCTGGCCCGTGGTCCTTGATTCCTGGATCGTAAGTTTCTAAATCAATAGCGACAGGGCTTTGTCCTTTGTAATCAATATACTCTGGACAGACCCACTCACTTGGTGGTTGAAACAGTGGATTTTGTATCGTCATCCTTCTCCTTTTCTCCAAAACATTTCTGATGTGTTTCTTTTGGAAAATAAACTTCTACTAAAGAACCGCAAGTCTTGCAGTCCAGTATCGACATGAAAGACCAGTCATCATATTCTTCACTAACATCAACGTCATCACACCATCTTAATTCTGTATTACAATGCCAACACTTCATTTTTTTAATTTATCTAAATCAGCTTCTATGCGCTGTGTTCTTGAGTAACTAACTTGTGCTTCTGTTATATCTTCTAACAAAACAGTTAAATTACCAATGTCAATTTCTGTTGGACTACCTATGTTGTTGTACATATCCTTAACTTCTTTTCTTGTTGCACTTACAAATAGTTTTCCATCTTGATGTATTATTCTCATCTTATTACCTCCAAGTATTCTCTGTCTGTTTCTGAACGCACTAACCATAATTCTTTTCGTGCACGTGTTGCACCAACATAAAAAACTCTGTGTTCATCGTCGGGATTATTTATCAAGGCTTCTTCTGATTTACGAGATAGATCTAGTAGCAAAACAACATTGTCTGCTTCTCCACCTTTTGCTCCGTGTATTGTTGAAATTTCTATTTGTGGCTTTTGCCAAATGTTTATTCCTCGCTTCATTAATTGCCTTATATACATTACCTTACCATAGGGTATCTTGTCCAGTGCTTGAAACCATGTTGCATTCTTGTCAATTAATAGACCTTGACTAAACATCAGCTTCTCGTAGTCAAACTTTTCTTTATCATCAAGGTTTTTGAGGTTTTTAAAATTACGCTGGACTCCAATACCAGAACTCATGTATTCGTACATCGCTTTAACTCCGTCAAGAGCCACACTTTCACCATCTGATATTTTATTCCAGGATGCGATGGCGTGTTTTAATTTGTCAGCTATGCTGCTTTGACCAAAGCGTGCGTAGTAGTAACCCTGTTCCAAGAAGAACTTTTCAACTTTATTAAGTATGTATTTAGTCCTTGCGAGTACAAGCCACTCTTTATCTTTGTATGGTATAGCTTCGTGTGAATAGACTGTAACAACTTTGCCTTCTTCATCTTTAGCTTCCCACTCTTTCTCCACTCTGTCTTTAATGTTTCGAACGATCTTGGATGCCACGAAGTGATGTGACTTTGGTATACGATAAGATTTATTGAGTACAACAGAAGTGCCAGGATAAGACTGAAATGTATTAACATCAGCACCCGCCCATTTAAAAATGGCCTGGTCATCGTCTCCAGCAATGTATGCCCTTTTACATTTCGATATGAGGTTTGTGATAACTTGCCATTGTACGAGCGATAGGTCTTGCGCCTCGTCAACTATTAATACCTCTATCTCTGGCCATACTTCGGGTTTAAGATTAAACTCTAACAGCATGTCAGTAAAGTCATATAATTTTCTAGTTTTTTTAAACTCTTTAAGATATTCCGCAATTTGTTCTAGCTTACGCCAACCACCTACAATGTGACCAAACTTTGAAAAGGTATCATGTAGTCCAACTCCTGTGATACGAGATAGATCTATAATCTTTAAGTAAGGATCTTGTTGAATAAAATTACCATCGTCGTCATGTATATCTTTGGGTGCAAGATCAACTTTCATTGCATCAGATATCTCCATGTAATGTTTTGGTTTCATTACGTCGTTTGTAGATAAGCTTAAACATTGAAATGCCAAACTATGTATTGTCCTAAAATATTTAAAATCTTTTTGATCAAGCTTAAATTTATGTGATGCTCTACCAATAGCTTCGCTTGCAGCTTTCTTTGTGTATGCAACAAAACCTATGTCTTCTGGTGTTAGATTACTTTCTAATTCTTGTTCTACTATATTTAGAAGAAAGGTTGTCTTACCTGTGCCCGGTGGTCCGTAGATCTTTTTTATTTTAGAATGGGACATCATCTTTTACTTTCGGCACATTGAGCTTTGCCTCTTCTTGTGGTCTAGGGTCTGGTATAAAAAATAAATTCTTTGTAGTGTTCTTGTTGACACGATGAAGCTTTGAGTCACCACCTTTGTCCCTGATCAGTGATCCCATTTGTGTGGTTGAAAATTCTTTAAATTGTATCTTACGTAAGTATCTCTCCAAGCTTGATAACTGAAAATACATCTTGCCTTCACTCTTCCATACGCAGTGGTTCAGAACATCTTCTATCTCATCTGCAATAGCTTGATTGTATAAGAAGTCCTCCAGGTGAGAATAGAACCTACCCTCTTTGGTTACTTCTTTAGGCATCTTTATTATCTCACACTGCTCCAACAGTTCTCTGATTCTTGCCTCGTAATCTCTCTTAGACATCTCCACAGGTAGGCTTGTATGTGTCTCTAAAACTTTCTTTCTAAATAATCTTTGATCCATCAGCTCATCTGTTGTGACCGTGATCCGTGAGCCGTCTACATCAAGATGCCATACAGACTCATCAGACTCTAGCTTTGTTAAATTAGCTATGTCCATCTCTACATCATCACGACCAATACCAAACTTTCTGATACGACACTTGGAACTATCACAATGAGATCTCATTGGTACGTCCTTACACTTGTATCCGTAATCTTTTTTCTCGTGTTGATCTATCTTGAGCTTAACTTGATCGTAACCCATGGGTGGTTTGCAATACGCTGTGTTAAATTCCATGACTTTGTTCTGCCACTCACCTGGTCCATACTTCTTCTTGGCATAGACACAGTAGTGAAATACCACATCATCCCTAGATCCTTCGTAAATACCCATATTTTGGAGTATTTCGATGCATGGAGGGCCATCAAAGGTGGTCTTTTTCTGTTTTAAGACCTTTACAGATAGGTTTTTCAGTTGCTCGTGTGTGATAGCCTTCTGAGATACCAAATCGAAGAACTCATTCATGGTCAAAGCTTGCCCAGAGGCATCCATTGCGTATCTTCCAGACAAATCTCCCTTGAAGTAGGGTAGGTTGAGGAAGTTTCCTGTGTCTCCACGTTCTGCATTGAGTGTTTCTTGCTTAGGAAATATCTCACAGTCAGCAAAACCGAGTACAGAAGCAACCTCTGTTAATTTTTTGATAGCATCTTTAGCAGGGACAGGCTCTGCAAAGAAAATAAATAAATGAAAACCTCCCGACTTAGATCGGCAAGGTATGATAGGTAGATTTAATTTTGTGTATTTGTCAATTGTCTTACGAACATCTATAGAATAATCATCAACGTCAATGCAAGACCAAGAGCAAGTAGCATCATCACGTATGGGGATAATGCCAAGAGAAGGATCAATGCCTTCCACATGTTCTTTCCAATGTTTATCAGTGACATCCTCTTTAATGATATAGGCTTTGCCACCGACTTTTCCTGTCTCTTTAGTTTCGCCTTTGTAGAAAACACCATGTGCTCTCGTTAGACCACTAAAGACCTGTTTAAATTTTTGATACGCTTCCATAAATTTAAAGGGGGGCCGAAGCCCCCCAAGCCTTTAAAATGGATTGTCAGTGTCAGTTTTGTCTTTGCCTGCACCTTCATTTGCCTGGTCGTAATTAACCTCGACACCACCCTTTTTAACAGCACTATGAAAACGTTTCGCCTCTTCATATACTTGAGCCGAAACTACATCGCTTCGTTTGATATCCCAGCCATACCAGTCACCCTTGTCATTGTTTTGAGCTTTGGTTGTTAGGTTGTATGAATAATACCAACTAGGAGGGTTGATGACTTGTTCGCCATTTTTCACCTTCGCTGATAATACAAGACTGTTCCATTTTCTAGATTTAGATAACCCACTCACTTTCATACTGATAAGGACTTGGCTAGTTAATCCTTCTCTGTTTGCAAGGAGGCAATAGTGATTGTGAGTTCTCTCCAAGTACGTTCCCTCTGGAAGCCTAGCTTTACCGTCTGCGTCTTTTTTTGTTTTATTCCACAGTTCGGTATCCACAGGGTGTACGATAGGGGCAGAAGAACCAGTACCTCTATCGGTCCATTCTAATGCAACAGGCTCGAAGTAACATGGCACGACTGTTATACCTTCATTACCATCGTGGAGTTCTTCCGTGACAGTATTGAAAATCATACCCTCTTCTGCTCCTTCAATATATTCGCCCTTAGCTTTTTTAGTCTGCGGAGACATTGAGCTTAATATTTTAAGAAAAGGTATTTGTGTCGTTTCCATATTGACCTCAGAGATACCTTGACCTGCGTCTTGTGCTAATACTGATAAATCAATAGAAGCTTGAGCAACAGCAGTAGAGTCTTTTTTGGCTACTTCCTGTTTTTTTGTTTGTGTTTGTTGATTCATTTTTTTCCTTTTGTTATTTTTGTTTCTGGACGTATGAAAATCCCAAAGAGATCGTCAGGGTCCGTTAATCCCTCTTCGTGGCGTTTTTTTAATGTCGCCTTCAGTGTCGAGGGGTGCACTGATTTTTTCACGTCAGGGGTGATACCGAAGTTCTGTTCTATATATCCAGCTAAATCTCCAGCCATATTGTCTTCACCCGTTCCGAAACTTGTTGAAACTTGATTCTTGATTATATCACCAAGATCATTATTTCTTAAATAATCTAATGCTTCGTCTTCTCTTGCTTTAGGTATCCTACAATGAAAACCATCTTTAACAGTCACCTTACTACCGTCAGCCATTGTTGTTTCATTAATACCAAGCTCCTGCATCTTGACAGGTATTGTATCAGAAGAAAGCATATCTCTTTCTCTTTTTAATTCTTTGAGTGTGTCTTCCATATTCTCTATTTCAGAATCAAGACTTATTTGTTTTTGTATGAGTTTGCTAAGTGCTGTTAGATCGTTGTCTTGTAAATTTTTTAAGTCACCAGCATCTTGTTTTAGATCGTCAAAATCAATTACGTTAGCCATATTACCTCCTTTGTCGAACAGCTTGGGAGGGCTAGTTGTTTCACCTCCAACTTTCAGGATACAGATAAACATATCATCTACCCTACTCGTACCTACTCATGATAGCCTCAGCCAGTTGGCCCTACTCCATCACCCCTGTGCGTTACGCCTCTGTTAAAAACGTTGTTCCGCCACAAGCTAAAAGTGCTAGCTAAGCACTTTATTGTTCGTTAAAAAAGTTATACTTGAAATCCTAACAAAATGCAATATATTATTTTTATATGGCTAACATTTTTTTGAAGGACCCCTTCAAACATCAAAGGGATGCTGTTGCTGCGTGTCATAATACAGACATGAACAACTATGCATACCTCATGGAGATGGGTACAGGTAAAACATTAACAGCATTAATTGATTTATTATTGTTGAATAATAAAGATATTGTTGACAGTGCCGTGGTCCTTGCTCCGAAGTCCGTGTATCGAAACTGGATGAAAGAGATCAATACTTTTATATCGGGTGACTATGATTACAAAGTCAATACATGGGAACCTTCTATGATAGATCCCTATACAAAAGAACACTTATCCACAGATAAATTTTTTAGATTAGCTAAAGAAACTAAATTACATATTTTTTTGATGAACATAGAATCACTCTCTACACCTAAAGGTTTAAAATTTTTAAATGTATTTTTACATAGTAGAGATAAAAGTAGAACAATGATGATTGTAGATGAAAGCACCACAATCAAAACACATACAGCAAAAAGAACTAAGAATTTAATTAAGATTACAAAAGACATTGGATACAAAAGGATCTTGACAGGAACTCCTGTTACGAAGAGTCCTTTAGATATTTACACACAGTTTGCTTTTCTTGACCCCAAGATACTTGGTCAAACTAATTACTATGCCTTTCGTGCTAGGTACGCCAAGATAGTCAATAGACCTACATCAGGTGGTCGTAACTTTCCGTTAATTACAGGATACCAACGTTTAGAGGAGTTAGAAGAAAAGATATATACTCATGCCTTTCGTGTCAAAAAAGAAGAGTGCACTGATCTGCCTGAGAAAATATATATGAAAAGGTTCATACCTATGAGTGAGAAACAACTTGTAGCTTATGAATCATTGAGAAGAAACGCAATGTTTATTTTCAATGACAATACAACCACATCTGTGAACCGGCTCTCACAGATTGTTAAGTTGCACCAGGTATGTTGTGGATTTACTATCAATGATGATGGTGAAGTCCACGACGTGCCTAACAAACGATATGATGAACTGTTAAATGTATTAGAGGAGACAGACGGCAAAGTTATTATCTGGGCAAACTACAGACATAATATTGAAACAATAACTAAAAAACTAAAGGATAAATATGGTGATACTTCGGCTGCGGCTTTTTATGGTGATACAGATAATCAAGTACGCATGGATCTTGTCCAAAATTTTCAGGACGAAGGACATGATCTCACGTATCTTGTTGCGAACCCTAAGACTGGTGGATATGGAATCACTCTTACTGCCTCTCACACTGTTGTGTACTTTTCAAACAATTATGATCTTGAGATAAGACTACAAAGTGAAGATCGTGCTCATAGAATAGGACAGAAGAATAAAGTGACTTATGTTGACTTTGTTTGTAAAGGAACTGTTGATGAAAAAATATTAACTGCCTTGAAGAACAAGGTTGACATAGCCAGTCAAGTTATGGGTGATGAACTAAAGAGTTGGATTAGTTAATTATTTTTTAACTTTTCCGCCTTTTTTCTTAAAAGTTGCCTTAATTTTCCTAACGACATTATCAAGTTCTTTTTGTCCATAAAGATCTACGAATTTATTAATATTTTTAATATCTCTTTGTATTGCTTTTTTATGAGCAGCGTTTGCTTCTTTCAAGGATAATTTTTTAGTTGTCATACCTACCCCTAGTTTAGTTAGGGCTAACGTTGTAGCCTAAACCTTTAGTAGCTGCTCCGCCACCTCTTGCTTTACCCCTTACGATAGGAGCTTTACCAGAGCTAACAGTTGTTGCGTTTTGTGTCACTATTAGTTTCTTTGAGCTTTTTTGTTTTTTCTCTGCCATTATTTTTTCCTTTTTTTAGTTTTCTTAATGACTCCTTTAGCCATTAGTATGTCTTTCTTAGTGATCTTACCATCTCCACTAAGATCTGGAAACTTCTTTTTTTTCTTTACTGAACCACCTTTTTTCCTTTTTATATGATCAAAGGAGCTGGCTGGAAGAGGCACTGGCTTTTCCTTAGTCAAATTTTCAACTGTAAAACCATACTTTAATAAATCACTTTTAGACGCTGGATTTATTCTAAGCATTTTAACTTTTCTTTCTAATTTAGTTCCCTTACCCATATCTATATTCTACTTCTTTTTCTTAACTTTACCACCTCTTTTTGCCAATCTCGGCTTGGGTGATGTCATTTGTTTAAGCATATTACCTGAAGAACTACGTAATCCTGCCAATGATTGATTTGCAATGTTAGCTCCTGGACTTTTTAATTTGTTACCTTTTTTCTTCTTTTGTTCTTTTAAATACTGTGCAAACAATTTCTTAATTTGCTCAGGGGACATTTGTTTTTTACCGTTAGACATTCGTAGCCTCCACTATTGCCGCAAGACTTTCACATCTTTTGGTTGTTTGTTGATGCCACCTTGAGTCTTTCATCTCAGTAGCTGCGTCTTTCCAGCGTTTCTCACGCATGGCTTTCCACATGTTGCGGAACTTGCGGACACCGTTTGTGCCCAGCTGAAACACCATCTCCAGAATTACTTCTGATACGGGTTGAGGCAAATCGTGTCCAACACATTCATCTATTAATAAATCAG